ATCCACATCTGCCTCATTGTCGTCTTCCTCTGTAGAAGCATTTGAGTTCTTGCTCCATTCACTAATGTATTCCTTGATCTCTTCCGGTTCATACCCAGCCCCAGAAAGCATGCGCGATGCCGCCTCGGCTAGCTGGTGGGGTTCACCATCGCGTCGCATAAACTTAGTGGTTGATTCCCGAAAGTCACGAAGGTTGGACACTTCATCAACAAGGTCACCAGCCTTGCGAAGACTATCTACCAATTGAGATAACGAGAATGTTTCACCATCAATCTCTACCATCGCAGACATATTGCGGATCACTTGCACACTATCTGATCCACTTGAGTTCTTATCGTCCATTTACTGGCATCCCTTGCTGTTGTGCCTGCTGTTGTTGTCCGGGTTGACCAGCCACGTTGGCCATGTCATCTGGGTTTGGGACCATTGCCGGCAGTGTCTGTCCCATGAATCCAATCAAAGTCTCTCTATATGCCTTAAACGCATCCTGCACCTGCGGGCTTGAAACAGACATGATTGGATTAGACATAAATGCGCTAAGCATCTTCAATTGAATGTCAGGTCTTGATGTATGCGGCGTAAGAATGATTTGTTGTGTAGTGCTTCCATCTCCAAAGAGCAAGAGAATATTACGAACAACGCTCTCATATGCACTTTTTTCCTCTTCCATCCACATAGCAAAGTCAAGACCCTCCTTCATGGCAAACAACTTGAGGCCATCTGCATCAGTTAGACCGGCTTGTAACAGGCTCATTGCCTCCTGCTTGCGAACTACCTCACTCTTTGGAGCGGTGTCCTTGACCGTAAAGGCAATCTGGCTAAAGTTGGGCAGCGGATTGTTCTTAAAGGAAACAGTCCCGTTGTCTGGATCAATCATTGCGCCAGCCAACTCAGTAGTTAGCTTGTTTACAGGCAAAGCACGCTGGCTTACCAGCATTTGACCAGCAGCCTTAGCCACAACCGCCCGGTACATAGTGCCAAATGCCACCTGTACACCACTGGTGGGGTTTGTCATTGCCTTGCTGATCTGTTCGTCAAGGAACTGTAGACCACTTGCGCTATCTACACGACCCTTCTCGGCAATCAGATCCTGCACTGGCGACAGTCCATCAACAATAGTCTTGGCAAACTGTGCAACCTTACCAGGAACATCACCAGCGTTGAATGGTTGAATGACCAATGGCTTAAAGTCATCGCCCATCAGGGCATCTTTGCTATACGACAGGTATCGAAGACCCTGACCAACCTCACGCATGGTTGCGCGCTCGTTAATAGTGCCCTGCGGGATGAGCATTACGCCGTAGCGGTCCATGGTGCGGATGTTGTTAAACAGACTCTTAAGGAGCCGCTCCATCTCACGGACAATGCCAAACATCAAGTCAAACAAACCGGCACCGTGGAAGGTTCCGTTGTCCATGAAGCGCGCAAAGCCAATTGGGCAATACGCTTCAACACGACTGAGGTCTTGATCGTCAATGACAACATCACCACTTGAAACAATGTAACGACTGACTGTACCGCGCTCGCCATGGATCCAAGTCTCTCGAATCTTTGCAACCTGTTGGGTGTCACCATCTTCAATGTTGCCGCGAACCCCACCATTAGCCATAGTAGAAACAAAGTAACCAGTGCCATTCCATGGTGCGTCCTGCGACTCTTCCATTTGATGGCCGTATTCCCAGCGCCACACGTTCATTTCTTCAATATTGCTGTCAATCTTGCCGGCTCCGTACTTGTCCTTTAGGAAGTTAAGAGGAACAAGACGTTGCCTAATTAAGCCACGAGCCTTTGTATGGTCGTGTCCCAGTGATGGGAACGGCATCAATTCTTTTGGGTGGATGACTTCAAGATCGGCAGTAAGACCAACAGTAGGAGAATCAACCATATGACCCGTAATACCGCAGGAACCCAAAAGAGCATAGAGGTAGTTAAAATCTCGTTGAACTTGGGAAAGTTGTTGATCACTGACGACTGCATCTGCAATTAACTGTGCTACTGAACGCTCCCGAAGACCTGCAAGTGAGAAGCCCTGGCGTAGTGCGCGCGGGCGAAGATCCATTGTGTTCAGTCGGGCGGTTGTCTTGTCTACGATTGCAAGCAACTCGGTAGATTGAAACTCCATGTTACCTTCCTCATCAAGGTAATGAGGAGTGATGCGACCCGTCCGCGGATCAAAGACATCAAAACGGCGAAAGCCATTGAGGTAGTACCACGCCAGCAACCACAACGTGCGGCGATAGGTGAGCTTGAGCATTTCACGGGATACGTGAGCGTCAATGATCTTGCCAAGTGTCTTTGGATCTTTAGGAAGGTTTACTCCATCACTTGCCATCGGGTTTCGCCTTCCTCATAACTTTAGTCCAGCCGGGAGGCATGTCTTCTAAGAGATCAACGCTTCCCATGTTCTTGTTGATGAAAGCCAAATCGGTTTCTTCAGCCTGGGGAGCAACAGGAGCCGGCGGCTCGTTGTGCCCCCTCCCTGCATAATACGACTCAACTAGCAAATTGAAATAGGAAAGCGGGATAGTTACAGTTAACTGCCCTGGATTTGGACGCGGGGCTTCGTAATTCATCTGGTCAGACACGGGATCCTCCGATTTGTGGAACTGGCTCTCTCATCATACCGAGGGCATCTTGAACCGAAATGCCGTTTAGGTTCATCAGCTCGGCAATATGAATGCCGTATTTCTTATCAATGACGTTACCGCTGGCAATCTCTTCCATCGGATTCTCAACAACCAAGGTGTCTTCCTCACCATCAACCTTAATAGCCGACCGCTCCATGCGACCCCGGACTACAAACATGCTCATGGCTATGGTGTCAATGAAGTCATCGTGGGCTAGACCCCCACTTTCAGCATCCGGATTGAACTGCTCAAACTGTTCAAAGACGGAACGCCACGGTTGAGAACCCCTGCGCCAACAAGGAAGTTTGATCAGCCCATGCTCAAACCGGTAGTTGAGGGCGCTGATCTTGCTGGTCTTATCCATGACTCCCGGGTTCAACTTGATGATCCTTGGTGGGGTCATACCTGTAATCTGGTCAGCACGCTGCTTGACCATGGACTCCATGGCCGCGTACAGACTGAACGACTGACGCACCACCTCCACATGGACAGCCGGTACACGCCATTTGGTGATCATCTTAAAGGCATGTTCAATGAGGATTGGCTCCCGAACCTGCCCTCCCCAAGTGTCTAGAACAAAGAGAACCGCATCTACAGGGTCATAGCCCATGATCGTACAGACCTTAAAGTCACTGTCGCTAGTTGCCGTGTAGCTGGTGTCGACAGTGGCAAACAGCTTGATGCGATGAGTAAGGAAGTCAGGGAGCGGCAACTTCTCGATGACGTCTGCTTTGCCCCGCCAGCAGATGGTGGCTGATGAGGAATAGGGATCAAGGTCGCTGTTTAGGTCAGGGCTTTCTAACCACCACCCGTGTTTCTCTTGTGTGATTTCGCCAAAGTACACGTCTTCTGACTCACCTGGCTGAGCCAAGTACTCAGCCATATAGTTGTGAGTGCCGATCATCTCCTTGATTTCTTGGAGACTGACGCGACCCTCATTGGCATCATCCGCATCACGTGCCTTGCGGTCAAGCGGCCACATGGACGGCCAAGTGCTCTTCTGCACACCGTTGTCGTCGTACTCTGCACGCAGGATCAAGCGCGCCCATTGGTCAAAGCGGGGGTCTTTAGCAACCTTGCTACCGTCAGCCAGCAGCTCCGTCATCATGGCGTGCCATGCGTAATGGCGGCGACTTACAAACGTAGCCAGCCACCGCACGCTTGTGTCCTTGCGTGTGATCATGGGCATGACCACTTTGAACAACAACCGCTCCATGTAAGAGCGCAGGATGGTCATACTGGTCGATGCCTTTGGGTCATACTCCGGGTCATCCAGCGCGTAGACGCGGGGGCGACCACCACGCTGGCGGCTCTCTGCGCTCATAGCGCGGAACCAGCTGCCGTTGTTGAGGTACATCATTTCAACACCAAACGATG